CGTACCAATTGAACTCGGTAGGGCTGGCCCTTATTTTTTTTCCACGTCCACCGGGTTTGGCACCGCAAGCATCAGCCGCGCGAGCCGGTTCAGCACCGCCGAATACCCCTTTTTCAGCAGTCGCTCAGCATCGCCATTCGAGAACGCACGCTTACCCTCTGCGTCCATTGCCTTCAGCACAACCACCTGGGCGTTCCAGCGGCTTCCGGACGCCCCCTCAGGAACCTCCTTTCCCACCACGTCCAGCTCGTACTGTGTTGCCGGCTTGTAATGCACCCACACCTCGCCGGACTCCGGCGATTCCCACTCAGGCACCCGCTCCCGAGCCATTGGCCGCGCATCATACGCGGCCTCGATCGTGTCGATCAGTCCCATCAGCTCACCACCCCTTTGGTCACGTCGCCGGAGATCGAGAACTTAAACTCGAGCATCGGCAGCGCCCCGTTTTTGAACGTTGTTTCACCACAGTCGATCACATAGGCCGTTACGGTCCACTTCTCGTTTCCAGTCGTATTCCCCTCAGGATACACGACCAGCTGCACGGTCGTCCCGGCATTGAACGCCGCGATCAGCGCCAACTGGCCATTAGTGTCAGCCTTGTCTCGCTCACACGCGACTCGGCAGCTCGCCGACCCGAGCGCCCCAACGAACGTCTCCGGATGAGCGTTCACCAGCCGCTGCGCCTCGCTTTCCACCATGGCGCGCGAACCCTCGCCCCAGTAGATCGCCGTGTGGTGGCTGATCTTGTGCGTACCAACGTACGCCTCAGCGCTGTTTCCTAACTGCATGATTCCTCCTCATTGGTTGATTCCTGATTGATGACACACCACCCCTGCGCCTCCAGCACGGCAACCATCTCCGGGATCACATCCCGGACATCGCCCCATGTCGCGCGCATCGGCACCAGCTCCGGCGCCTGTTCACGATTCTCATAATTTCTCTTAGATGCCATGTTCCGGATCTCCATCCTTGGTTCGATATATCACCACCCACTGCATCCGCAGCTTCGAGTACTGCATCTGCTGCGTCGCCGGGCCACTTTCCACCCGAGCCCCCTCATACACTGACCCAAGCATCGCAACCCCCCCGAACGTCGGATCAGCAAACACCTGCTGCTCGACTTGCAAGGCCAGCGCATCGAGGTCGTCGTCCGAGTCAAACCCCTCAACATGTGGCTCGATCACAAGCGTCATCTGCCGCATCGTCGCGCCGACAGGCGCGCCATCTGGCGACCCGGCCTCCTCGTCGAAAAACACGCAGATCCCCGGGAACGTCCCCGGCTTCAGAGGATGCACCCGGCCAAACACCTTGCCCGGAGTAATCTCCTCCATCCACGCCTTTGCAGCGGCCCTGATCTGTGTCCGGACATGACTCATGCCAACCTCACCTTCTGCGCCGTCAGCGAAACAAGAATCCCATACTCCCACGTCCCGGACGTCTCCTGGACGTAATCATCACGAAGGAGCACGATCGGTCCGACCGCATCGGCCGGCTGAAACCCTACCAGGCGATCCGCGGCCGCATCGAGGATCTCGTAGACACCCCGCGCCGCATCTTCATCGAGGAGGGAATCCGCGAGGCACAACACCTCATAGTTCATCTCGCGATCCTGCACCCTCACACCTTCGACATCACGCGGAGATCCGTACCGGCTTCCAACGAACCGAGTTAGAACTGCTCCGGCAGCCGCCAGTGTCTTCAACCCGTTCTCCGTCGGTTTTTTCGGGTAGCTCGCGACCTTCAGCGGAACTTCTACAAGGGTTCCGTCCAGACGGCGAGCTGACTTCACCAACCGGTCAACGCCCGGTAAATCAGCGGTTAACCGTCCTCGAATCTGATCCTCTATGTTGACGATTTGTCCCATATCATCTATTGTTACGAGTGCCCGAAGCACCAGGTGAATCCGGACGGTGGCCATAATGAGATTCAGCTGTCGTCCTGCAATCCACCCGTGCGAGGCCCGCTGGGCAGGACCCGACAACCAACCTCGGGTAGCACGATTGAGTGCAGAGGTCATACAACATCTCGCCTCACAGTCACGACCTCGCTGACTGTCTCGATCGACAGCAACACGTCACCTGCAGACATCGCCGTCTCACTCACGGTCATCGGTGCCGATGCATCAAGCCCGGCGATCAGATGCAGGTCATGCACCTGACCGACCATTGGCGTCAATGCCTCAATCACCGCCGCCACAGTAGCCTGTGCGATCGCGGCCACAGTCTCCTCGTTCATAATCACCTCGTTTACGATCCGGCGAATTTCTTCCTCCTCCTCGGCGGAAAACACCTGCCCGCGCATCACCGCCGATACCATAGAGTCGGCGACGACCTCCATACGGCATGTCGACAGCAATCCGGCGCCGGCCGTCATCGCGCCAAGGCCAGAAACAGCCCCGGACAACCGGCCAAGCACCTCGGACAGGTCGACGTCGTACATTCCATCTAAACCCGAGACTCTGACGGCCATCTCCGGGAGGTCTCCCTCGAAGGCCGCCACCCCACCAGACGACACCAGATTACCGAACACAGGGAGATACGTATCCTCAGTGCCTGGCACATACATGAGCCCCAACACTCCACCAGGGTCCGATATCGTAGCAGTGATCCGGATAGGCAGAGATGGTGATGCGGACGTAACTCCCGCCGTAGGGATGGATCCTGACTCGCTGGCGAAACCAACACCAGACGCCGAGACATCAATCTGCGCAGATACCTGCACAGCCATGGACCCGCACGCATCAACGACGTAATCGACAGTCCCGGCACCAATTGCCTGGCAGATCAGCCCGGGAAGTGTCGACCGTAACCCGCTCAGGGCAGCAACGGCACCAACAGGGCCCGAAGCCAGGTGGACGCCCTGGGACAGAGCAATAACGCCTCCGTCCGACAGGACAGATGACGACTGCCCGGAAACCGCGGACGCGGACGACGACATGACAGCGACAGACTGAACCGCGGCAACTCTCCCTGCTATAGCCGATATCGCACCGGATGTTGCACCACTCGCCGAGACGGATCCTGTAACCATCGTGAACGACGCCCCGGGGGCCGGGGGCCACGCGCCAAGCATGTTACTGACGATGCTTGACAGATTGGCCGTCTGATCAACGTTGTCGTAGATGATGACTTCAGAGATATAGCCGGTGCAGTTACTCCCGCTACCATCGTTCCGGCCTCCGACGTTGATGGCATCCGTAACGGTCGAATTCGCCGGCATTGTACCGGTCTCAGTGCCGTTTGCCTGCGCCACTGCGTCGAGGTAATACGCCGCGACGCCTGAATTGATGAGCGTCCCGACATGAGGCGTCGTCGAAACAAACCAACCGGATGATCCCTGGCAATACCTCATGCTACCACCACGCCTGAAGGCCCATGGTGTCAGGCTGTTGTCACCTGTGAAACCCTGCCCATCAAAGGAATTCGTGTCGGGAGACAGCTCGATCAATATGTTCGCGGCCGATAACTGACCCCGAACAAACCAGCTACCGTAGGTGTGCAACGACACGGATGCTGATTGCAGGCCATCACCACCGTCAAAATACGACGCCGGGATTCCGGCGGCATCGACGTTAAGGGTTCCGGCAGCGACGATCTTCGCCATTTTTGCCGAGTCAGCCTGCACCAGATTTTTGCCACCCGACCCTTGATCGTACCACGTCGTGACGAATGCGTCCCCGCCGCCAGCAAATGCCAGCAGGGCAGTCGTATCAAGCCCTCCGTCGATAGCGAACCCGACAGGGAGCGTCGCTCCTCCTGGCTTCCATGCCAGGACTGCAGGCCCGGAATACCCCGGATCGAGACGGCGCAGCGACCAGGCATGCGTTGGGGCGCCGGCGACGTCCGACAGATACCCCGGAACAACCAGATCATAGGTAATCTGTATCCACCCCTGCGCGCCACCTCCGCCGTTGCGGTTGGTGCTGGAGGATCTCCATGCGCCCGACCCACCACCGCCGTAGGTGCTGCCGGCGTTACCGTTACCAGCTGACGACCGAGATCCGCCGCCATTTCCCGCCGGGGACACGCCGGCGCCAAACTGTCCGGCTGCGCTTGCTGTTGCGGGGCTCGCCGCTGCGCCAGCTCCTGACGGTCCGGCGGCGCAACCACCGCCACCCGAATAGGTCGTGCCGCTTGCGGCCTGTCCCCGACCTGGGGCATAAACGACATTTCCGACGCAACCGCTGGTCGACGGAGTCGCCGCGGCCGCAGTGTTGACCGGCACACCAATGCCGCCCTTTGCGCGGATGAGATCAACGCCAGATCGCTGCAGGTACGAATCATTGCCGTTGACCTGCGTCACCCCTCCGGTGACCGACGCAGCGACGCTTCCTGTAAGCGTCTCTCCCGGGGTGACCGCGAACGTAGCCGCCGCGTAGCATCCACCGGTGGCGCCGCCACCGCATCCCTGCGTTGTCCGGCCGCCACCGGCCGCGCCACCACCGATGCCCTTCGCCGTCACGACATAGACCCCAGCCGGGACGACAAACGATATCGCTCCAGGGACGATGTATGTGGTGACAGTTGTTGACATCAGATGCAGTGATAGACGGTGATGATATCAGGACGGGTTATGCCGGGTCGGTGATCGTTGCGGACAGCGCCCCGATGTCAAACCCGGGCGGCAGTCCCCCGACCGCATAGGTGACGGGCGCAGCCAGCTGTGCCGACATACGGAACGCCGGCGTTGCCCCTGACTTCCAGACGCTGACATGGGTGATGATCTGATCTCCGCCACCCGTCCTCACGCCGGGGACCAGCGCCTTGTCGCTGGCCAGGGTCACGCCAGTGCGGGTAAACGAGGCCCCGGTCAGGTGCGCATACCCGTTCCCTTCGGCCAGCGTGTTTGCGGTCCCCGCTGCGCCAGGATCACCGGTATGCAGCCGGACTATCGCCGCGTCTGCGAGATCGGTCTCGATCGCGTCCAGCATGACCTGTTTTGCGGATGTAGAAAATGGCATGATATCCTCCGTGAAATTCAGTTATCAAAATCAGTCAAACCAGGCTTGCCGTCAATCCACCGACAGGAATCCTGGGCGGAACTGCGTGGACGGCGTACGATACTGGAGACTCCATCTCGGCAGCAAACAAGAGCGACCCATCTTTCCATACTGAGAAATGTGTCAGCGTCACGTCCACGCCGCCAGTCCGAGTCCCGAGCACCTGCGCCGACAAGCTTTTCAGCTCCTGCATCACCCGGGCGAACGACACCCCCGTAAGGTGTGCATAACCATCACCAGGAGCCAGCACATGGGCCGTCCCCGCAGGACCGGGATCTCCGGTATGCATCCGCACCTCGACACCGCCGGCCATCGCCGTCGCAGCACCGTCCAGCATCGCTATCCGCAGGGTTTCACCGAGCATTGCCGTCCTTGTTTATCGCGTTTCTGGCCTTACGAACCCTGTTTCCCTCGCCCGATCGACGCCACCGCCTGAGCCATCGCCGAGGTCTTGTCGGCACTGCCGCGCGAGCTGCCGAAATAGTAGCTCACCACCTGCTGCGCATTTGCCGCCGCATACCCGACCACGGTGCCGATCAATCCCGTTGCCGTCGCCACCAGGGCCACATCCTTCACCGGCATCCCTCCCGTCATGAGGGCATACGATCCCCACAGCACCGCCCCCATCGTCAACGTGAATGTCGTCAGGATTGCCAGGCCGAGGTAAAACACCCCCGTATTCTCCGCATGGACATGCCGTGCATCGGACGTGTCCGTCACATACGTCCGTTCAAGGCTCGCCTGAGTCGTCATCGATGACTTCGCCAAGTCGGTCTTTGCGGCCAGCTCGGCCATCTGGTACTCATGATCCCACTCACGGATCTTCAGCACCTCTTCAGGGGTCATCGCCTCCACTGCCTTGGCTACCGCCTCCGGCGAAGCATCGGACAGACCGAGCTTCTCGCCCAGCCACTTCACCGCCGAGAGCGCCGTAGTCGGCACCCCGAGAGCCCCGGCAATTGCAGGAGCAACCCCACCGATCACGCTCCCGATCTTTTCGAAAATTGTGCTCATTTTGTTACAAGTTCAAAGTGAACCAGGTCATCGAAACTGTTGTCTTTGACCTGCGTATCCTGATCCCAGTCGCCGCCCCAACGGATCGGAATCCCCATGATGCTGGCCACCCCGGTGACGAACCCGGCAAACAGCATCATCCGCTCACGGTCAGCCCAATCGATCGGCATCGACGGCTTCTCAAACGGACCCACATCGGCGGCCAGGCTCGGCGTCGCATTGTGCTTGCTCTGCGGCCACGGCGTTTTCGAGTTCCCGGCAGATACGGCAGCATCCTGCTCCGCCTTCGACCGGTGGCCACAAAGCACCAAGCAATCGAAATGCTCGATCACGACAGAAAACAGCCTCTGCAGATCCGGATGGCATCCGGCCAGTCGGGTAGCTGAGAGAGGTGAAAATTTCGGCATAGTCGCTATTCTCCTGAAAGTCAGGCAGCACCAGCCGCCATAACTACGTTTAATCGCGTTGAACAGGCCTTTAACAGCCCATAGCTACCCGCAAGTGACACATGGAGACATTACGAGCATACTTTGGCCATCCTTGGCCGTTTTTCCGGGTTCCCGTCAGTACAGCCGTCTCAGGTCGAAATCGGCATTCTCGTCCAGAAGGCCGCCCTGAAATCCCTGGGGAAACCGCTGGAACGTCTTGCTCACCCGCGGCCCTTGAGCTGCTGCCTCCGGATCTCCTTCACTCCTCTCGATCCGGAACGTCGATTCCGTGATTCCCTTGAGCTGCTCCTGCAGGCGCTTGTGCAGCGCCGCGATCGACTCGGGAACCTCCTCGGCCGCCCGACGGTAATAAAGCTGCACCTTGGTGAGCTGCGCTGCTATCGATGCGATTTCATCCGGCACCGAAACGAAAGGCACCGTGTACAGGCCCCTGACGTACAGGTGGATCTCCGACACCGCAGCCGCGTTGGCCGCCTCAAGGTTCGCCGTTGCTGACGCGTCCATTGATCCGGCGCCGTAATCGTCGCAGCACTCGATGATCTTCTGCAGGGGCATGTACCCCTGCAGAGATGTCAGGTTACAGTACAGCACCGATCACCCCAGCCTGAGGCCTTCGAGCTTCGCCACGCACCGGTTCGACAGCGCCGCGATATCCATCTGGAGCTGCACCATGTGCTGGTAGAAGTTGCTCACCTTCTCCATCGGGTAGACCTTGAGGCCCGTCCTGGTGGTCATGGCCGTCAGATCGGCTTTCTCGGCGGAATGGAAGGCGAACACGCTGGAGCAGTCCGTCGAGGTGCCGACGGTCTCGGACCACGGGATGATGCGGGTGCCGTCGTACTTGCGGCTTGTCGGCACAACCGGGATGCCCTTGTAGCTGCCGACGATGGCATCATACTGGTTCAGGGTGATGGTCGTCATCTCCTTGGCCACCGCCGACAGCCTGTTCAAGAGCAGTCCGTCCATCATCAGGCAGTTCGCTCCGCCATCGACCGACTCGATCACGTTATCGAGCAGCTCAAGGAACTGCTGCTGCGCCTTGCGAGCGGTATTGTCGTTGCCGAGCGGGATCTGCAGGCCGTTATCTCCGGCCGGCGAAATTACCCGGTCGCTCACGCCGGCGGCATCAAGCAGGGCGATGATCTTGCGCAGACCGTTGAACTGGGTCGCGTCAGTCGTCGCGTTGCCGTCGATCAGGTAATACATGAAGTTCCTGCCCGCGTTCATCGCCCAGTTTTTCAGCTTGATCTGGAACTCGCTGGGCACATCACCGCCGCGTTCCTCGTAGGCGATATCGATCCGCACGTTCTTGCCGAGGATCTTCAGCGCGAAGGTCCCGTAGTCCGGCTCGACATCCTTGGTCGAGAAATCGTTACCGATCGTCCTGGTGGCCAGAGTGCCGTCGATATCGTCGCCGTAGCGTTCGGTCGCGCCCGATCCGTCAGCCTTGAAGAACTGCAGGTACTCGAGGACCGGTGCATACTTGCGCAGTTCGCTGAGCACCATCGAGGTCACCGCGTCACCCGCGGAAGCCTGGAAAAGAAGCATAGTTGTCTCCGGAAGAGTTATGTAGAAAAATCAGCTCCGGGCCGTTCCCCACAACGGACCCGGAGCGTGCCCGGTGAACCGGGCAGAGGCGATCACTTTGCCTTCGCCGCCTCGAACTGAGCCGCCAGGGCCTCCTGTACCTGGTCAGCACTCGGGTTGCCGTCGCCGGCAGGGCCATTGTCGTTGGTCGCCACGGCCTCGAACACCACCGCGGGCTTCGCCCCGCCGATCAGGTCGCACATCGCCTCGAACGGGCTCTTCTCGACCGGCTTGCCGTCAGCCTCGAACGTCAGGTTGCCATCGATGCCCTGCAGCGCCGAAAGAATCGCCACCACAGCAGGCTTGATTGCCGGGGTCACGATCGCGGCATGGTTGGCGCAGAACTGCTCCACGGCCTCGCCGCGCTTACGTTTCTGCTCCGCTGCTGCCTGATCGAGCAGCGTCCTGTTTTCGGCCTCAAGCCGTTCCATCCTGGCTCGCTCTTCAGCGGTCATAGGTGTATCTCCTTCATAGGTTGGTGTGATTCCGTTGTTTTCGTTGTCGTTATGGTCGTCCGGCAGCGGGCGCTTCAGGTAGTCGAGCACATACGACGGCAGGAACTTGTCCGCCGCATCGATGCCGTCTGTCTCGATCTTCTGCTCCCGCATAGCCTGGAAGAGCGACGCCACGTCGGACATCCAGCTCTGCAACTGCCACTTCCAGGAGACCTCGAACGCCGACCGTAACTCATGTCCGAGGTCCCCGGCCTCGAACTCGACCTCTTCGAGGTAGACCGGAGGCACCATTTCAGACGCCTCGAACGCCGCGCCAAGTCCGGCCACCGCCGGATTGTCCGTAAACCCGATGTGCACGATCTCGCCCTTCTGGCCGAGGCCAATACTCACCTTATCGAACCCGGTAGCCTTGAGCCCGCCCAGGAACTCCTTTGCCATCTCCTTTGGCACCACGGAAAGGTACGTCCTTCCGCCCTCCTCAAACACGGCGAGGCTGTCGCGATCGGCATATCCAAGCACCGGAAGAGCATTTTCCGGATGCCGGAACGTGTACGGAATCAACGCCGGCGAGCTCTCCCTCGAACTTTCATACACTCCCCGAACCCGGTCCGCCGTCCAGACGGCCTGAGCCGGATTGTCCTTCTTGTGGACCCCGCTCGCAAAAATCTTGTGTCTCTTAAATGGCATGTGAACGGTAGTTGAATCGTTGTTGAATTTCCAATGGTCGGCAACTACTGGCATTAACGCCTTACTGGCAACCGCGCCATCACCGACCATGTCTGTCCTGCTTCATCAGGTGGTTATCCTTGCGCAGTTTCCTGCGCCTTATAGAGATCAACTTACCCCAACAAAACCGTCATCCTGTAGTGTACCGCTTCGTCGAAACCATTCAGCGACGCGGTTCTTCGGGCTTCTCGTCATTTCTGGCGCTACCTTGCAGCTGTATCGATCGGTAACCAAACATGCAAACATGGACTTCCTGCCATCCAACGCGACCGAACTGGCGCAGACCCTCGGCATCGCGGTATTGCTCTTTTTCTCGATCAGCATCTTTGCCGGAGTCATGATCCTCTACATGCGAGGGGAGAACCGCAAATGGGAGCAGAGGGAACTGCACAGCAGGGACGTATACCAATCCATCATACACCAGGTTACCAGCGGACGCGAACAGGACTTCGAACTGCTCAAACAGGCCCTCGACGACAACCGGGAGCAGATCAGTATCAATCGTGGACTGGTCGAGAGGATTAAGGCCATGCAGCAAGCGCACGAAACCGCACTTCGCGACATCTTCGCAAAACTCGAACGCCTGCTCGAAAACCGGTGCATCAACAAAATCCACAACGCATCATGAGCATTCTGTCAGACCTTCGCCTCAAGCGCCGCGGCCAGCACGACCAGCTCCGTACTCAGCGCAAAGCCTTTGAATCCGACGCCATCGACGCCCTGACCATCATCTTGATGAAGGCCGACAGCCTCGCCGAAATCTCGACGCTCGACACCGACGCCATTCGACGGGCCGCCGAAAAACTCAACGACAACGCCGTCGCCATCCGATCGATCGACCGGCAGATCGCCGCCATCAACGAAGAGCTGAACGGGTAACACGTCCATGGCAAAAAAAGCGGAACTTTACGCCGAAGCCGAACGCCTCTACGTTCAGGAGCGTCTTGGACAGGCCGATATCGCCGCCCGTCTCTGCGTAGCAGAGAGGACCGTCCGGTACTGGGCCACAGAAGGAAACTGGTCCGGACGCCGCAAAGGCTTTGCCGAAGCCACCGGGAAGACGCACGAGAAGCTCTATCAGCTCATCCAGAGCCTCACGGACAAAGCCATCCAGAG